TAACGATGCGTTTGATGCAGAGAATGTGGAATCTGCATTGGATCAAGTGACTCAGCAAACTCAACAACTTGCAGATGATAAAGATCGAACCATTAAGTTCGATTCTACTATTCATCTTAGTGATTTTGATACAACTGCAGAAACTGCATCAAAGATAACGGCAAACAAGTCTAACCGTGCCGGCAAACTCTTATCCTTTGATTCCAACGGAGATGTTGAAACCACTCAAGAATTAGGAGCATGGAAAGGCAATTGGGTTTCAGGGACAACATATGTTGAAAGAGATCTAGTTAAAGATGCTGAAACAGGAGCCATCTATATCTGTACTTCAGGTCATGAAGCAGGAACCTTTACGACTGATTCAGGCAACTGGTCTGTGGTCATCGATGCAGGTGGTTTCAATGTTAAACTTACTGCAAACTTTACTATTGCTGCCGATGAAACCTACATCTGCCCGTACAAGATAGATCTTAACGGATATGACCTTACTAATAATGGAACTCTCATTTGTGCAGAAATCATCACTGGAGATGGGACTTTTACAGGTAATAGTGCTACCGAATCTGGACCAGTTGATATTTCTTCTGCTTCCTTAGTCACGCTTAGTAGTACTCAAACTTTAACAAATAAAAGCTTAACTGCTCCAATATTAACAGGTTCAGAATCTTCCGCTGGTTCAATTTTATTTAAAGAAGATACAGACAATGGAGCACATGCAGTAACTCTTAAAGGTCCAGCATCAACTGCTGATGTAACATTAACTTTACCTTCGGCTACGGATACTCTTATAGGAAAAGATACTACAGATACTTTAACTCAAAAGACTCTTACATCACCAGATATCAATACTCCAGATATTGATGGAGGAAGCATTGATGCTTGTACTATTGGAACTAATAGCGTTGTTACTGATTTAAGAGTTGATAACTTAAAATTGGATGCAAATACAATTTCTTCAACGAATACAAATGGTCCCATCGATTACGACACTAATGGGACAGGAGATCATGTCTTCAAAGTTGGAACAGCCACAGCATTAACAATTAGTTACGACAGTTCAGGCGCTCATACCACAATTACAGGACCACCAACACCATAAAGGAAACCTATGGGGAATTTAATATTCAAACCAGCCTCTGGGGGAGTCTTAAAACTCCAAGATGCAGGGGGTACAGATCGGATTACAGTGATCGATGGGGGAACAACAGTTTTAAACGACGAAGGTGGATCTGCGGCCTTAACGGTCGAGACCGGAGGCGATGTCACTATTAAGGGGGACACTTTTGATGCGGCGTATGCTGACTATTATTCTATTTCCTCCATCGTCGGTTGGAGCAGTTTAGTTGCTGGCCGCAGGCAGATTTATTATAAAAAGATGGGGACAATCGTAAACGTTTGTTGTCATTTAGAAGGTACATCGGATGCCACGACTGTCACTTTCACATTACCCTATAACTTTATCACGACCGATTATATGAGTTTTATGTCACATAGTGTATGGTGCTACGACAATGGGACTGCAGATTCTGGTCCCGGACGTTTTGTAATAGATTCAAATACTAATATTTGTAAAGCTTATCGTGGTTCGGGTGCTTGGACTGCATCAGGGACCAAAATTATTAGCGGATCGTTTACCTATGCAACTCCACCATAAAAGGGAAATATGACAGAACCGACACCCAAAGATTTAAGAGAATGCTACGCAAACCGACAAAAGGAGTACCCAAATCTTGAAGATTTGTTAGTCGCACTTTATGAAAAAGAAGAAGGTGATGATAGTTTTTTAAAAACACTTTCTGAACAACGTCTTCGGGTTAAAGCAAAATATCCAAAACCTGAGTAATGGACACGGATCTGATTCAATCCCTGAAGAAATTGAAATCAAGGAAGCAGAGTTGAATCCTGAGTAACCATGACAGGACTACTGATTTTCTTTTCGATTTATATCACTCTGATTTTATCTGGAGTTTATCTGGTTTGGTATTTGATGAATAATTATGAAGCGATAATTTTTAGGAGGGATAGTGCAAAATGAATCCAGCCGATTATGCATATACTACAGGTCAAACTCATCCTGATCTTATGGAAGTAAATACTATATTAGACTTACTGAATCAGGTTGGGATTCCAGTAGCTATCTCTGTTATTTTGATGTGGTTCATTAAATATCAATTCGATGAATCAAGGAAAGAGCGTGAAGAAGCTAGAGAAGATAGATCTGAGAATGAGAAGCAGGTTTTAGATCTTCAGAGGGATTTCAATAGCCAAATGGTTGATACCATAGGAAAACTAACCCATGCAATTGAGAATAACACTAGAGTCGTTGAATCCTTGAAACTAAGATAATGGCTAAAGAGACTACGGTAACGACTGTTACTAAACCTGATGCTCCGAAACCGATCAAGCCTTCAATGTCGGTGAATGAGAGAATTCAGGTTTTCAGGTTCGTTGCTAGGTTTATCATCGGATTATTTGCACTGGCTACGTTTCTGTATATTGTCCATGTAATGCTTGGGAGTGCAGAAGAATTACCTACCTCCTCAAAAGACCTTTTAAATATACTAATTGGTGCATTTATCCCGATTTTGGCGGGAATTGCTAAATTTTACTTTGAATCTGGTGGTGATCTACATCAAGAAGCAGAAAAGAATCCCATTCCACCCCATCCTGAGAAGGAAACTGAGTGAACCATTTTAGTTGGTTGTACGATTTTTTCGTAAAGGATAATTATGATAACCATGAACAGGACAAAGAAAGGAAAGAAATGGTTAACCTCATTCTGCCATTTGTGGCAAATATGCTTAAAGACCTAGTAGCTGACAAAGCTCAGTCTTTAGCAATAGAACATCTCCAACCTCATCTTGATAAACTTCCTAAAGAAGTTAGACAGGCATTTGATGATGCCGTTGATGGGGATAATGCTCATTCTCATAAGTCCGTCCTGGAGCTTGTCAAAGGAGTTGATTACACAGTCAAATAAGAGTTCTTGGTTAGCTATGTATATCAGTCCGAATTTTACTCTGAAAGAGCTCATCTATTCTCCTGATGCTCAACGAGCGAATATAAAGCAGGAGCCAACTCTTCTAGCAGTTGCAAGAATGACTGTCCTGGTCATTAAAGTTCTCCAGCCGATCCGAGATCATTATAACAAAGCATTAAAGGTCAATTCCTGCTATCGGTCAGAAGCCTGGAATGCTCATATTAATGGATCATCAAAGAGCCATCATTGTTGTAATGGTGAGTCAAGTGCAGCAGATATAGAAATTGTATCTGAGTCAGTCAGTAACCTGGAACTTGCTGAATACATTAGAGATAACTTGGAATTTGATCAATTGATTTTAGAGAACTATGATTCTAATAGAATCCAAGCCTGGGATGGTGAAGTGGAAGGACCGAATAGTGGGTGGGTTCACGTTTCTTATAACGCTATGGGAAACAATCGTAAAGAAGTCAAAAGAATGCTTTATGATAAAAACGGTAAGCCCAAGTATCACCCTGGACTCACCGAATGATTACTACCTCGAAGGTAACTGGCCCATCATGAGATATGATGATCCAAATGTTACGCAGCTATAGGATACTCTCGCCTCTGTAACCATTTAGGCCACCTGGAAATGTCTGATCCTTTATAGGATTCATCAGGATAATATCTGGAATTAGATCCAAGTTGTTTGACAAATACAGGAACATTGTATTTATCGCATTGTCCAATTAGATCTTTTTTCCATTCAAAATTACATTTCCTTGCACCAGGGCCAGACTCTCCACCAATAATAATCCAATGAATAAGTCCGGTAGATAGATAATCATCTATTTCTAACGGACCAAGCATAGGTTCTACAGATAGAAATCGAGGTTTAGCATTTACTCGAATCAAATGAGCAATCCTGGCTTTGACTGAGTTATCCTCAACGGAAGTTCCAATCCATACATTATGAGGCATCCGGTCTAAAATTCCTGTTGGAATATTTTCAGGTCTTTTAGTAAGAACCTGGAATGTATGTTTTGGATTTTCTTTCATGGATTTCATTATTCTCCATAGATCTTTAAGTTCTAAATTAGGATGATAAAGATCACTCATAGAATTAACAAAAACCATTCGAGGTTTTCTCCATTTGTAAGGAGCATTGATCTCCTTTTCAACGACTTGGATTTTCCCTGTCCATCGGAACCCATTGGAAGTCTTTGAAACAAGACCTTCATAGGGTCCACCAGGACCAGAGAAACGCCCTGCCATTGTCTCTGCATAACAGTTTTCACATCCTGCCGATACACGGCTACAGCCACGGATCGGATTCCAGGTGTGATCTGTCCATTCGATTTTAGACATACGTTTCTCCTTGAGTTATCCCATTTTAGATAGAACATCCATCATGAACCATGATTCATGTTTAAAAGTTCTACAGATTCCATCTTTGCCTGCAGGAATTTCGATTCTTTTAATTAACCAAGTATCAAATTCCTTA